AGTGACTAATGACAAGTGACTAATAAGATGAATGCGATACAATACTTTGAGTGGGGAGGGGAGATACTCAAAAACATAAATATACCCTTATTTGCAAAATACACAGATGTTTCTTACAAAGATATTCATATTTTTCAGTTTCATGTTTACATCCTTAAAGAAGACGGGAACTTGATAGATACATACAGAGAATTTGCACCTGTTCGAATTGAATATGTTGAGAGTGTACAAAAACTAATTGAAAAAATATACCCTGTTATGGGTTACATGAGAGATCAATTTAAAATAAAAATAGCTAAAATAGAATGGGTATTAGCAACAAAGATAGATAATTATAATGCTATATCAGGAAAAATAAAAGCACATATAAATAATGAAACTAATTACAGACATGTTATAATAGAAGAAAAATTCAGAAGAGATAATTATATCTGTTTTTCAATCATTGTCAATATGAATAGTATGTTAGTAAAAAATTTTAGAAGTGCAACTTTAACAATTTGAAAACCTATGATACCAAAAGAATTCGTAAAAAAATACAAGCCTTTTGCTCTCGAAACAGAGCGTAAGACGGGGATTTCTCACCTCTTTATATTGGCTCAATCAGCCTTGGAGACTGGTTGGGCTAAGAGTATCCCTGATAATAATATGTTTGGTGTGAAAGCCAAAGCAGGCACGCCGCCTGAGAAACGTCAGCTGGTTCAAACCACGGAGATCCTCGCCAATGATAAGGCTAAGTTCCCTGTTATTATTAGCATAGAAAAGCGCCCTGATGGCAAGTTTAAGTACATTGTTAAGGACTGGTTCCGCAAGTACGACAGCCCAGAGGAGAGTTTCACTGATCACGCCAACCTATTCATGAACAACAAGCGATATGCCAAGGCACTACTGGTAAGGAGTGACCCGTACAAGTTTGCCGAGGAAGTCGCAAAGGCAGGCTATGCCACCGAGCCTACGTATGCCGAAAGACTCAAGGGGGTGATTAGAACAATTGAAAAGAATGATCAATGAAAATTACCAATGAGAAAGAAATTGTATTTACTATTAGCTCTTATGGTGCTTTTAGGGTGCAGGAGCAAGAAATCAAGCCGAACCGAGCACAGAGAAGATCAGCAAATCGAAAGAAGGGAAGAAAAAGACAGCCTCTCTCAGGTAGAAAGTCATCAGGAAGTCGCTACTTTTGACCTCCAACATTCGCAATCTTACGAGCTCTCTCTTGAAAATGATAAGGACAGTATAGAGGTGCAGCGAGAAAGACGCATAGTAAAGAGGCTCGATGGGGAGGTCTCTCATATCGAGGTGCTCAAGGTCAAGGGGGGAAAAGCTACCCTAAAGGTAAAGCAGGAGCAAGCGCAGCAAGCAAGGCAGGTAGTCCGTAGGGAACAGCGAAGAAGTGAAGGGCATTTCTCTCAAAAGAGAAAGGAGGTACTTACTTCTCATACTATGGAGCGAGAAACACTTCGCCAAAGATGGGGACTTGCATGGTGGGTAGAGGGCTTATTGTTGGTGGTGGTCTTATGGTTGGGCTATAGAATAGTAAGAAGATGGATAGGATAGAGTTTCACTGTGCAGGGAGTTACTCAGAGCTCAGCCCTTGGCAACGAGAAGAAGTCTGCCTACGTATGGAGGATGATCGGCGTGACTTTCAGGAGCTATATCGGGAGATGGTGCTGATCCTGCTGATGGGGAATCCTTCAAGGAAAAACAAAAAGCGAGTACAGCGGCTGCTCTCAGAAATCTCTATCGAGCAGCTCCTCCCCTTGGGAAAGTTCCTGCTCACCGATAGGGACTTGTTCTCCTTTCCTGAGATCTGGGATGGACTCACCACTCCCCTACCTCGATTGAGTAATTGTACCATTCGACAATTTTCCGTGGCGGACATGCTTTTTTACCAATACAGCAAGAAGCGTGAGGAATTGTATGCACGCCAGCTGGTGGCAAGTCTCTACTGCTGGGGCGCAAGTGAGTTTGACCCCTTGCTACTCCCTAAGATTGCGGAGGTAACCGATAGCATTTCCCCTGGCACGCGGGCTGCGATTGTTTTTGCCTATCGATGTACCAGGGAGTACATCATAGAGCGCTATCCTGCTGTATTTCCTAAATCCTCTTATAGGGAGGATACTCCTATATTCAGGCGACAGGGGGATTATACCCCCTTCTCCAAGGTAATAGCGGCCATGGCGATGGACAGCACCCAACCCTTGGGCAATTGGCATGAGTGCAGCGCGACGCGTTTGTACGATTTTTTAGAAATATTGAACGAATCTATTCTCAGAAGTAAGCAAACATGAGAGATCTCTTTGTAACAGATACATTCGAACTGGACTTGAGCCGAATATCTATCTCCTATCAGGAAGAAAATCCGCGGTTCAAGGATACTTTCTTTACTCAATTCTCCCTCCCATTTGAGTTCTATATGAATGCAGATCTGAGGGTCAAGATGGGTAATTATACGGCTATCAATGCCCTGCGGCTAAAGAAGAAGCATGAGGGCTACCATGTGATGGATGGAAGAGCCAGAAAGGGAACTTTGGAAATTCTATCCGTAGAAGGAGAACTGGTACAGGCGCAAATAGAATCAGGTTTCGAGCAACTGCCGAACTTTGAAAAGAAGCTATGTGACTTACCGCTGGCCAAGGTAGCTGTAGACAATATCTATGAGCATGCCAGTGTAGTCTGTAGGAAGAGATACCCCGAGGTAGATTATAATTTTCCTCGTGTAGTTTATAACAAGGATAACAGCCAGAGTAGCTGGGAAGCATTCGAAGGATTCTTGAACCACACTCGTAATGGGGCTTTTATCAATAATAATGAGGATTCTGGCAATAGGGTAGTCCGCAATATCATTCATCCTATGCCTTACCTACTCTATGTACTTAAGAAAGGTTTTGCCGATGCGGGATATACACTTGCCGGAGATATTCTCACCGATGAGGACTTCCTCCAGCAGGTGATATACTCGGGAAAGGAATATTACAAGACTTCAGAGCAGCAAGAGGTCAATATGACCCCGCAAAGGGATAGCCTTACCCAGCAGCGCGAAGTGAGCGGAGTAGTATTTGGGAAGTACCAATCCGAGACTACCTTGGACAAGGTCGGAAAGTGGCGCTTGGTCTGTAACAATGCTCATATACTAACCCATGGAGAGCCATTTATCTATCGGGTAAGGCTGGATGGTGTGGTGATCCGCGAGGGGGCTATCAGTGAGCGCCAAAATACCTTGAGCTTTACTCAGGTAATTGCCATCGAGACAGGGGGCACCCATCAGCTCCGTTGTGAGTTTGAGGGGGCTTGGAATAGCCCCATTGAGCTATACCTGAATATCATTGCACAGCATGACGCTCAGGGGAATGTGATTGAACAGGTGATTAACAACAATGAGGTAGACCTCAAGCGGGCTGTCCCTGATATTACCTTCGGAGACTTGGTCAAGACTATTAAGAACTGGAAGAATTACGATCTGGAGATTCAGGGGGACAAGATATTTATGAATCGTATCCACACGGAGAATCGCCTACAGATGAAGGACTTTCGTCCCTTTGCCATCAAGGATCCTAAGAAGACACTCACTACCAAGGAATCTTACCTCATTAAGTTTCCGGATATGGACGAGGCTAAGTTCAACTATCCTGCGGTACTGATCGATGAAAACGGCATGCAACTCTCACAAGGGGAACAACAATGGAGCACTCAGGTAAATATTGAGGGGTATTGTCTTCCGAAAGTTCTTTACAGGGGAGAGCATTCCTGTATTCCACGAAAGAATGGGGGTAATGTATTAGGGCTTATCTGGTATGATGGCTTGCGGTATGGCAACAAGAATGAGGGCGAGACCAGAGAGGAACTCCTGCCCCCAAAGGTGACCAAGTACTGGGAAGAATGGTACAAAATGCGCTTATCCTCCTATGAGCTCTCATGGAACTTTATAGCCAATAAGAATCAGATACGGGAGTTTGCTCTAAGGGATACGCTGTATGTGTATGGCCAGCGGTTTTTTATCAAGTCCATCACCAAGAACACCCTTAGCCGCGAATGCTACCAAGTAGAAATCACTCTAATCAATGTATAATGGAAAGGGAAAAAGAAATAGGGAAAAAAGCTGCTACCTTACTCAGGGGCAGTTTACAAGGGGAAGTCTCTACCCGCTTTGGAGGTCATCTCTCAGGAGGGAAAGCGTCCCTACATTCTGCTACCGCAGTAGCGCGCATGCGCTATTCCAAGCGGGCTGATGGCAATAAGCAGGCGTACCTCAAGGGAATTGCTATCAAGATGCCACGGCATGGATTTATCCAACATTACGGGATAGAAGCCTCCCGCGTAAGGGCTGGAGGCACCCGCACCCGTGAGAAGCCCAAGCAAACTACCTACTTTTTTAGGGCTCACTTATATTCTAAAGGAATGAAGGGAAAACTTTTTATTGATGATGCAATAGAAGCCAGCGAGGCTGTCGCCTACTTGGCTGAGGAACTCCCTAAGCAGCGCGGAGAAGAACTCCTTATCTTTATCAAACAACAATTAGAAAAACAATAATATGGCACGTAAATATATCGCAAGAAGTTATCATATATGGTACCCCTTTAACGAGGAAAAACCCACAGTTGCTAATTTCGAAAAAGAAGAAGAGATCATGGAGTGGGACTTCTCTCAGAACCCTATCTACAAGACTTGGAAATCAGGAGAGCCTATCCCTAATAATGACAGAATGTCTGTTATATTTCCAGAACTCTTCCTCCTTCCTGAGTTCAAGGGATACTCAGGCAAAACAGAGTTATTTGTTCCTTGGGAAGAATACCTAAAGAAAAGAAAAGCAGAGGAAAAATACCAACCCAGCAAGAAAACCAATAAGACACAAAAAAAATGGGTAAAAGGAAATGGAGTTTTAGATCATTGGGAATTTAAAGATGTACCTGTCTATGAGCCCCTAAGTGACGATGAAATATACCAAGAGTGGAAAAGATATGCGGAAGAGTGGGAAAAAGATAAATATATCTTTAGCATCTCTATTACCCCCAATGAATTTGTGGAGATATATGCCGGGAATCAGGACCTAAGAAATATAAAACCTTCTTACTTCGATCGTATTCTTTATGCAGGGACAAGGCGGATCTGTGGGCGTGGATTAGAATATTTGCTGCGGTATAAGAACTTCTCCCAGCTCCCACAGGGAGAGACAAAGCTCACCCTTACCTTTACAGCTTATGCTGTTAATAATGGAAACAACATAGAGTTGGAGAAAAGGGAGGTGCCCATTACCCTAAAGCGAGAAGGTATCGGAGGAGGAAGCGGCAGCGGGGGAGGTTCTAAGGATACCTATACACCACCGGTGGTCAATATGACCCTGAACAATGCCACTCGGGAACTCTTTGTCGAACCGATGGCCGAGACTGGAGAACTATTACAGGTAGCACACTTTATACGTAATATCAATAGTTTTTTGGTTCTACACCAAAAGTTCGGAGGGGTAGTGCATGATAGTGAGGGTGCCTCTCATTGGCAAAGGCTATATACTTTTGAAAATGATGGGCTCTTCAAGGTAGAAGTAGATAACGATGATCTGTGGGCATGGGCTAAGTTCTCTCTATCCGAGAACTACAAGCGTACAGGGGTAGTTCAGGGCTTCGACTTTAGTCATGATCAGGTGATCGTCAAGGAGGATAACTGGCTTTTTCAGAGGGTATTCTCCATAAGGCTGAATGTTATTAATGACCTTACTTCTTTTTCCTTTGATAAAAAACACTATGAAGCGACTTTATATCGTGAAAAAAGAGAAAGGTATGAGGGCTCTTTTCGTATCAATAATGCCAATAGGCTTACCTATACGATCACCCCTTCGGCTGGGTTGGAAATCGTGGAGGTAAAGCACAATGGAGAACCCTTTGTTTTGGTTAAGTTCCGCTCCAAGAGTGCAGAGACTTTCCCTCTGGGGCTTCAGGAGGAATATATTATGGTCAAGAGCAACAGGGACTCCACGCAAATTGTTACGGTAGACCTCACCATCAAGACTAATCTGGATTTCGAACAGAAGGATATATACTTCTGTCTGGACAAGGATATCCTAACAATAGCACAGACGAATGAAAATTCGGAATTTGCCCGCGCTAAGCTGGTGATGAATTTCTCAGGATATGGACGAAGGGTGACCACCACTCAGGAGTACGAATATGTGTTCTTTAACAACATGGCCAAGATCGACCTTGGGGAAGAAATTCAGGATTTCTTCGAAAACTTGCCTGATTTGAAAAAGCTATATATCAATAACGAAAATACAGCGCTCCCTGTGGAGGTGATGAAAGCTACTGAGGTAAATGTTACGATTGTGGAAACCAACTTCAAGGGGGAGGAGTTCAAGACTCACAAGTTATCTTCCCTACGATACCTCCCTGGTAGGAAACCTCTCTCCTACCCTTACCTGACTAATGTAGGATTACGCTCTACCTATACCCATTCACTAATCTCGGTAAGTGCTCTTACTAAGGCTTTTAAGAGAAATGACCTTGGGAAAATTGCTTCTAATAGTGTTGATTCTTCTGGATTGGTGGACGATTACGGGGTGGCCAATCTTTGTTTTTATCGAAAAAATGCCAATCGCTTTTTCGGAAAGAATACTATTATCAAGAAGAGCACACTTTCCTTGGAACCTAAGCCTGAGCCTAATGGGGAGCCTATCACGGTGTTTTTCCAAAATCAAAACCTTTGCCCTGATTGGTTCTCTTTTTCTGGGGAGGAGGAACTGCACATCAATTATGAGAATACCATCTCACAGCACGCCGAGAAGGACGAAGAGTTCAAGGCTTTGGTGAAGGAAAAAAGGACTTTCAAGCTCAACACGGGGTGGATATTCCCTGAGGAGGTGGAGCTGCTATGGGAGCTTATCAAGTCCCCTCAGTGCTTTATTAAGGCTAATGATACGGATTGGGTCAAGGTGATTCCTATCTCTCAGAAGCCTCTATCCTATGATAATACACGGAACCTACACAGCTATGTAGTGGAGTTCCAGAGAGCATCCAATAACTAAATGATGATAAGATGGAGTTAGTGAAATTCGACAAAGAGGGTACTTACCCTCGTATCTCAGCTTCGCATATTGATGAGAGCATAGAGCTTACCCCTGCCGAGCAGGAGATCAAGGCGCGACTTAGGCATATTCACGCCCTTAGGATGACTAATAAGTATTCCAAGTATCAAGCCATACAGATACACATGCGGGAGATGAAGGTGAGCCAAGCCACTGCCTATAGGGATTACAATTGGGCGATGCAGATCTTTGGGGAGTTGGACAAAGTGGATGTACAGGCCGAGCGCATGATCTTAGCGGAGTGCTACTGGCAGCTCTACCTAAAGGCTCTCAAGAAGGGCGATCTGGAACAAGAGCGTAAGGCCTTAGATTCGTATAAGTCGCTGTTCAACTTCGATAAGGAGGAGAAAGAGATTAACTTTGAGAAGATCTCCGCTCATGAGTACCATATCAAGATGAGCCGCAAGGGTATGCGTATGCTTAGAGAGGCTATCGGTACAGGGGTGGTGGACTTCAACGAACTACCCGCTGAGGAGATAGACTATGAAGAGAGTGAAGAGTAAAAAGTGAAAAGTGAAGAATGCTAATAAAACCAGTTAAAGAGATCTACCTAAACCCCATGCAGATGGCAGCCGTGGAAGCCAATAGGTACGGACGGGTGAAGAATATTTGTATCGAGGCGGGGCGTGGTACGGGCAAGTCGACCATATTGGGTTGGTTTGTCAAGGAAGCCGTACGCCAAATGCCCAGAGCGACGGGGGTACTGGTAGGGGCTACTTTTGTGCAGATCAAAAGCCGTACTTTCCCTTCTACCAAGGAGGGGCTGGAGATGTTTGGCCTATACGAGGAGGTGGATTACGTAGTAGGCAGAAGCGGGAAGAGCTTAGGGTATAGAATGCCATTCCAAGCGCCGAACTCGTGGAGCAATGTGGTGCATTTCTCCAATGGCTTTATCCTTGTGCTCGTATCCTTGGACGATCCCAACTCAGGGCGCGGGCTGAACTCCTATATGGTCATAGGGGACGAGGCGGCACTCTTGGAACACGATCGGCTATTCAACAACGTACTGACCACGAACCGCGCTAAGAAAGTGGAGTTTGACCGCGCTTCGCTGCTCAATGCTACTATATTCACCTCCTCCGTGGCACTGACCAAGACAGGGGAGTGGTTCACCAATCGGGAGAAGCTGGCGCTGCAAAAGCCACAAGAACATTGTTTTATCAAAGCCAACGCCAAGGTAAATAGGGAGAACCTCAAGCCTAATTGGATACAGGAGATGTACGAACAACGGGTATCGGATATGCTCTTCAATGCGGAAATCATGAACATACGCCCGCGCAAGGTGGCCGACGGATTCTATCCGCAGCTATTGGCAGATAAGCACTACTACAAGTACAAGTATGCTACGAATCTTTTAGACGATTTTACCCAGAGCTATACTCCAAGCTGTACGTATGACACGGACTTGATTAAGGGCGTTCCTTTGGAAATATCATTAGACTTCGGAGGGCGTATCAACTGTGCTGTGGTCGCCCAAGAGAGCACGCTCACCCATACGCTAAGTATCATTAAGGATTTCTTTGTCAAGAACCCGCAGAAGCTCTCAGACCTTATAAAGAAGATCATAGACTATTACGAGCCACACAAGGCTACCTGCAATAAGGTCTATCTATACCACGATCGCTCAGGGTTCAAGAGTGAAGCCAACAGCAAAACCACTCTGGCGCAGGATGTGGAGGACATGCTCCGCACAGCAGGCTGGCAGGTGTATAACAAGACACCCAACACGAACAATCCAAGCCATATCCTCAAGTTTCGACTCATTAACGAGATCTTAGAGGAGAGCAACCAAGGGCTGCCCTTTGTCCGTATCAACGAGGACAACTGCCCCAACCTAATCGTATCCATGGAGAATGCAGGGCTTAAGCAGAAAGAAGATTCTTTTGAAAAAGACAAAAGCTCGGAGCGCTCTACCTCGATTCCGCAGGAACACGCAACGCACCTTTCGGACTGCTTCGACTACCTTGTGTGGTGGAAGTATGCTTATCTGATGGACAACGATCGCCACGATTCGTATATTATAAGTTCTGTTTAAAAGAGAAAAGCACACCTAATTAGGTGTGCTTTTGATTTTAAATTGCTTTAATCTTATTAAGCGTCTCAATGTAATAATCCTTGAGCCTTTGCAAATCTTCGTCAGTGAACTTATTGCGCCCTATCTGAGCTCTCTTATGGGTCACGGTAGATATGGCTTTGCCAATGACAGCGGAAACTTGCCTATCTGATAACTCTAATAATTCGATGATATATAATACTTTTTCTTGTGTTGTCATAATCCTTGCATTTGTGTTAATTCCCAGTCAAGATAATTCTTATACCACTGCCACGCTTCTTCAATGAATTGTTCTACTGATATAACAGGG